GAGTTAAATCGGTGACATAACCGCCATCAAGATTTTTGTATGGAGTTGATTTCTTTACGGGCGCATAAAGTGTAGGGGAATATCGAACTTTGGAATTGGTTCGTTGCCCATTCTTAATTTCACGAACTAGTAGATTGTTTCCCCACTGAATTACATTTGTATAAAAGTCCATAGTAAGACTATATCACCTTTGAAGTTATTTGTCAAGTCTCCAATTGTCACGATTTAAGAATGAGTTTAGAATTTTTGTAGTAGGGCTTCCTTTTAAAGATTTTTCTAGTCCACCAAAACCTAAGTTAGCATTTACCTCTATGCAATAGGGTTTTATTTTCTCTCTGTCTTTTGATGGTATCAAATCCACACCAACTAATTGACCCTTTACTAACTCAGCAATTCGTATAGATTCAGACTTCTCTAACTCTGTTAGTTCCATTTCCTCAGCATCAGCACCCAAAGAAACATTACTTCTTACATCTCCCATTATAACTTTGCGTTTCATCGCACCAATAATTTCACCATTACAAACAACCGCTCTTATATCATAATCGGTTTCAATATACTCTTGAATAATTATAGGAAGATACTTATTATAAAGTAGTATCATTTGTACAGCAGCGTGTAATGACCTCATACTCTCTATAACAACAACACCAACACCTGTTTGAGTACCCGTGGAAGATTTTAATATAATAGGAAACTTAGTATTCAGTTCCTTAAAAGCTCTCTCTGAATCTTCTGAGTGTGCGATACGAGCAGTCTTAGGAGTTGCAACACCATTATTTGTAAACAGTATATAACTAAGATATTTACTAGTACAATTATCATAGCATTCTAAGGATGGTATAATTGTAAAACCATCAAACTCAAATTGTTTAATCATATCATACCAAGCACGACTACTTGTAAATCCTAAAGTGCCCAAACCTCTTGGAAAAATAAGAGTATCCTCTGGATTACATTCATATGGTTTTTGATATTCTATTTTGTTTTCTTTTGGGTCTGGTAGCTGAACTAATCCATCGTCATCAAAGGGAAAAGAATATAGAAGACGTTTACCAGAAACTTTTTTAGTGTATGCTCCAACAAAGTCTGCTTGAAAAACATCAAGACCTAATTTATTGCCCAAGTTAACCAACAAAGTTGTACCACTTGAATCGGGGTCATCCTTTGTATCCCTTACACCAGCAAGCTGATGACTAAGAACAACTATTTTATATGGCTCATCCTTTGCCTCTGTAATAAACTCTGAGAACTTTTCCATTAGGCTTCTTTTTTCTTACCTATGTTATATTTGGTTTCTAATGTCCATTCGTTTTTTTCACTAAACGAAAGCACCTTGATTTGACTTAATGGAGCAACTTCTTTTACTTCCCCAATTATATTAACCAATCCCCAATCCATCAACAGCTTTGCAATTGTGTTTCTACGTGCAATATCATTTTCAGATAGATTGGTTTTCTTGCCATCAAGAGCAAATAACTCTTTGAAATGAACAATGTAATATCGTCCTTGCTTATGTAATATATGACAGGACTGATATAGTTTTCTTTCTTTTCGGGAAGCAACACCAATACGAGAGAGAGTTTCTCGTACCTTCAAAAAATCATCAGGCTCTTTCAGCCCTATCTCTAGCATCTGCTCCTGTGTCCAATTAATTTCTTCCATCTCTTCCACCTTTATTTAATCTTATTTTTATGGCAGAAATTTGTTCATCATTTAGTATATCAAGAGCGGCCTTTGCCTTTTCGTTATTGTATCCATAATACTCTTTAACATACTTTAGATTTTCTAATTTCTTCGCCTTCAGCCAAGGAGTGTATCTTTTTCTTGGTCGTAAACTATTTATTAAAAAATCAAACTGGAGTTTCTTATCTAAATGATGTAGTTGATTGATTTCATTCACCAACATAATGGTGTCGGGGAATGGAGAAATACATTTGTTGATTATGAATGGGTAATATTTCTTTTCCCAATCTTCGTCTTCAGTGTCTAAAAGAGGTTCTTTGGTTTGATTTATAGCATTAAGATAATCCCGTAGGGCATACATTATGACACAATACACTTAAAAACAATAATAACCCTTAACTCATAACAATGTCGAGAAACTGGCGCTGCACCATGTGGATGTGCCCCACCATGAAAAGCAACCATTCGATTTCCTTTATATTTGGTTTGGCCTTCTATCTCCAAAGTATCCTTATTGTAAATAATTGTACCGCCGCCCCACTCTGCTTTCCAATCAAGTTTTGGATAGAAAACGAAAGTATACCTTTGGTCTAGTGGAATAGGTGAATCTGAATCATCAAAATGAAGATGAGGTTCTATTCCAAAGGTGTGAGCGTTACAATAAATTCTTTCATACCCAGTGATACCATACAAAGATTCAAAATCCAATTTGTTCTTCGCATGTTCAAAAATATTATCAGCCCAATCATATCCTCCATCAACACATTCTTCCCTATTGTGCCCCAAAACAACATGCCAATGTAAATTTGGTTTATTTGTTGCTGATTTGTAATCATACTCCCATTTTAATTTTCTAACTTCATTATCAACTAGTATAGCATTATGTTCTTCTAAAACATTATCGTAAATATCAATTTTCATTTAAATTTTTTCCTCATTTCATTTAAATTTAGTTCTTGCCATAATTTCTGTCAAGCAAGCTAACATGTTTATTTCTTGGTCAGCAACAAACGCTGACTTGTATTGATACTCGCCCAAAACAATAACCACATGGGGAATACTACTACCATCCACAAACTCATAAAGATTATCATAAATGCGACGAAACAAACGTACTGGATCATTATCAAGATTATCAACAACCCATTTACGAACATTAGTAAATTCCTTATTTTTCATAGAATGCATCAGCTCTTTAACATTTACTTCTGCAATATCTATCAGTATTCCAGCATCAATTGTGCCTGATACAGAATACCGTTGAAGTTCATTTAATACCCTACGCCAATCTGGAAAATATTTATTGATTACTTCTGCAACAACTCTTTCATCATGCCCCACATTTTGGTCATCTAGAATTGTAACAACTCTACTCATAAACTCTGTTGCAAGTTTTGGTTTTTCAGAATTAGGAATTGAAAAATCAATCACACTACAACGAGAATGTAGAGCAGGGATTAAACGATTTTTATAATTACATGTAAAAATATAACCACAATTCTTATGAAACTCTTCCATAAATCCTCGCAAGGCAGGCTGAGTTGATTGTGGGTTTAGATAATCTGCTTCATCCAGTATGATGTATTTACGTCCACCATGAAGCGATACTGTAGACGCAAAGTTTTTAATCTTGGTTCGAAGAACATCAATACCAGATTCTTCAGAACCATTAATCATCATATATGTTGAACCAATTTCATCAAGCATAGCCTTCGCAGCGGTTGTTTTACCGACGCCGGGACTACCAAATAAAATTAGATTGGGTAATTGTCCTTCAACAACAAAATTATTTAAGGACTCTTTAAGAACTTTAGGAAGTACGCACGATTCTATATCTTTCGGCCTATACGCTTCGACCCATAAAAAAGTTTCCATTATATAATTTCTCCAAATCAAGCATCATATTTAGACTCTGGTTCCAGAGCAATCCAATATTGAACATCTACATTTTTATTTACGAAATGACTAATACTTTTGGAAGAAACTCCAACATCATATGTACCAGACAAAAGTTTTAAATTTTCAACCTTGAACCAAAACTTGTATGTCAGATTTTTGCCATTATCATTATTATTATTAACATCAATCTTTACAGCGTAATCATTTGCTGTTGCATTCTTCTTATCTGTAACTTTTAACAAAGCAACACCACTATCCACTGATTCAAGCGCCATATCTGGAACACCAATAACCGCAGCAGCCTTTTGTACATTAGACAACAATCCATTCTCTAATGAAAAACTAACCTCACATTCTGGCATTGTAATTTCTTTAGATACTGTTGTAACTACTGATGGATCAGAATACCAATATTTTAAAACATTACCATTTTCTGTTATTACAACAAAATCATCATGAAATTCTAAATCTGGTTTTTCAAAAAGAGACAACGCAGCAAGAAATTCATTCAAATCATAAATTGCAAACTCTGTTGGCCACTTTTCTTCCACTTCAGCTGATGCAACTATATTTCGCATCGCCGACATAGTAATTAGAGAATTACCTTTTTTAACTACCAAATTTTGATTAATCGTTGCAAAGTTTTTTAAAACCGATACAGTTTCATTACTAAGATTCATTATTTAATTTCTCCTTCACTTCCTTCACTCTATGTTCCAAGACATTAATTGCTGTATGAATACCTGCGGGAAACATATAAGACATATCGGTCACACG